GCTGGAGCGCTTGTTTTCTTCCGTGACATTTTTTTCCCAATAACTGAAAGGGAATAAAATGTCACGGCAGAAAACAAGCGCTCCAGCTGCCGAAGAATTCTCCCCGCCTGCCGTTCTGGCTGACGAATTGTACCCGCAATGGTACGAGATCATTGCCGACTTGAAAGCAATCGGACCTGTATCCCGTACCGATATCGTCATGCTGACCGAGGCATTCAGCATGCTTGAGAACGCGCGCATACTCCAGTCCCGCTTCCGCGACGCGGCAGGGTATGCAGACACGGAATCCCTTGAGCTTGGCCGTATCCAGTCAGCCAGCGCCAGTGCCGTCGGCTCTTTCCTCAAGCTCGTCAACAAAGTGCGCGAGATGATAGCAGAGCGCCCGAAGCCCGAGAAGGAAGACGACTGGCTCTCAAGGACTACCGCTTGAAAGGATATTACCGTTACATAGACGACGTAGAATCAGGCCGCGTCATCGCGTGCGACGCACTGAAAAAAGCTGTTGCACGTTTCAGGGCTGATCTTGTAGCGTCAAAGAAGCCACGCTCCCTCTGGGTGTTTGACGAAGGCAAGGCCGACAAGCTGATAGAATTCATAGAGCATCTGATACAGTTCGAGGAACCTTTCGCCGGGATCCCGCTGCACATGGAGCCATGGCAGTGCTTCTTTCTCGGCCAGCTCTACGGCTGGCGCAACCGCAAGACCAAGCTGCGCCGCTTCAAGAAGGCGCTTCTGTTCATGGGCAGGAAGCAGGGAAAGACGATCCTTGCATCCAGCCTTGCGCTGTACGAGATATTTTCGAAACCTGGAATAGAAGCGTACGGCCTGGCTACAAAGCAGACCATCGCCGACAAGGCATTCAAATATCTGGAACGGTTCATTGGCATCAATGCAAATTTAAAATCAAAAACACGGATAGTCAGATCCCCGCACAAGCTGATCGAAGTGCCTAAGTCAGGCAGCCAGTTCATGCCGCTGTCATCTGACACGAAGCTCGACGGGCCGAACCCCGCGTACTGCATCATCGACGAGCTGAGTACCCACGACTCGCCGGAAGCGTACAACACGCTGGTGTCAGGCATGGGCACCCGGTCGGAACCGCTCACCATCATCATCTCGACGGCATCGTCAAAGCAGGTCAACCCGCTGATAGAGGAATATGCGTACGCAAAAAAAGTGCTTGACGGCACAATCTCGGATGACAGCTTCCTGGTATCAATCTACGAATACGACCAGCGCGACCGGTGGGACGACCTGTCAAAGCTGCAGAAATCTTCGCCGAACCTCGGCGTATCTACAAACCTGGGCCACTACGCCGACGAGCTGAAGCTCGCCAAGGCAATCCCGTCAAAGGCTCTGGAGTACAAGACCAAGTACTGCAACCTCTGGCAGTCATCATCAAATGTGTGGATCCCCGACCAGCTCTGGGGGCGCTGCCATTCGTCGACTACAAAAATCCCGACCAAAGAAGAAGTGGCCGCCGCTCCTTGCGTGATCGCGCTCGACTTCTCTACAATCTGGGACTGGACGGCTGCGACCAGGTACTACTTCATCGAGCGCCTGGGCAAGTACTACGCGCAGCACCGCTTCTACATTCCCGAGGCGCAGGTCGAAACGAAGGTGCACCTGGAGAACCCGAGCATCCGCTCATGGATCGAAGCCGGCCAGCTCGTCGCCACGCCAGGGGAAGCCATAGACTACAGCTACGTATTCCGCGACCTCGATGCCGACCTCGAAGCCTTTGACGTCCTGACGATCACCTACGACCCGGCAAAGTCCAAGGAGTTCGAGACCCAGTACTCGAGCCGCTTTGACCTTGTCCAGTTCCAGCAGAAAAGCTCGAACATATCCCCAGCAGCCAAGGCATGGGAAAAGGCCATAGTGGATGGCGAAATCATCGACGATTCGCCAATACTCCGCTGGATGGTATCAAACACCATGAACAAGATACACCCGGATTCGGGGAGCTACTTCATCACCAAGATCGACACTTCGAAGAACCGCAAGCGCATAGACGGCGTGATTACCAGCCTCATGGCCTTCGCCATCCTGCGCCAGAAGATGCAGGAGATAGCCAACAGGCCGAAGATATTCGACCTGTCGAAAATTAAATATTGATAGTATATGCGTCTTGCAGTATACACAAGCGTATAGTATACTATCAGTTGTAGCTGTTTTGGACATTCCCTCATGCCGGGAGGCAGCATGGGACTGATTGACAAATTGTTTAGCCGCCGTTCCGCGCCGTCGCCGATCAACACGTCGACGATCTTGTCGTCTCCGTTCTTCCGTACCGGCGACATCCAGAAGAACACCACTGTCCAGGCGTGCGTCAACGCCATCGCCAACCCCGTGGCCATCCTCCCTTTAAACCTGTATTTCAAAAATCCGAAGGACGGCTCCAGGCAGAAGGCTGGCTGGCACCAGCTGCACACTATCATGCGCCGCCGCCCCAACTCCTGGGAATCGCCGACGCAGTTCGTCGCCAAGATGGTGCGCCACATCCTCCAGCACGGAAACGCGTACATCTGGAAAGGGACTTCCGGCGGAAACGTCGTTTCCCTTCAGCTCCTCAACCCCGAAGCCGTCAAGCGCGACACGTCCATGTGGCCGGTAGTCCGCTACTGGTACAACTCAAAGGCATACACCGACGCGGAGATACTCCACATCCCGAGCCTCGTAACCGACGACACCGGAACCGGCATCAGCGCCGTGGAGCTGGCGCGCGCAGCCGTCACCCTGGGCATCCAGCTCGACGAGTACAGCCTGTCCAGCTTCGGGAACGGCCTCAACACAAAGCTCCTCATCGATATCGCCGAGATGACCAAGGACATCAAGAACGAGGAAGAGGCCAGCAAGATGGCCGCGACCGTCTCGGACTACATCCGCAGAAACTACAGTGGATCCGACAACGCGGGGAAGGCGCTCATCCTCTGGTCGGGAATGAAGGCGCAGGAACTCAAGAACCAGTCCTCGAACCGAGACGCCGAACTGCTTGAATCCCGCAAATGGCAGGAAGCCGAGATATGCAAGATTTTCGGCGTGCCGCAGTGGATGGTCAACCACAGCATGGACGTGAAGTACGGCGGCCTAGAACAGGCCATGACCGTGTTCATCAACTTTACCCTGTCTCCGTACCTCCGGCATATCGAGCAGCGGCTCAATACCCTGCTCTCCGACTACGAGTCGGATGCCTATTACTTCGAGTTTGACTTCAATATTTTACTGCGTCCCGACGAGAAGTCCCGCGCGGAATTTTACACGAAGCTCCATGCGCTGGGAGCCATCGACGCCAACGGGATCTGCGCCAGGGAAAACATCGAGCCGCCGGCAGAAGGCGGAGACGCCCGCTTCGTACCGGCAAACTACATGCCGCTGCGCAACGACGTGCTCGATGCGTACATGGCAAGCGCAAAGCTCAAGGCCGCCCAACTCATGGGCGTGCAGGACGAGCCGGATCCAGGCCGCGCCGCCGGCGACGACAAGCTGTAGGGGGAATGATGGAGAAAGCAAAGCGCCTGCTCGACATAAGCTCGAAGATAGAAACCCGCGAGAAGGACGGGAAGCGCTACATCGACGGCATGGTGCCTTTCGGCAGCATGTCCGAAGACCTGGGCGGATTCACCGAGAAGATCGACCGCACCGCCTTCAACAAGACGCTGGCCGACGGTGCCGAGGTCTACGCATTCTGGGCGCACAACGACGCCGAGGTGCTGGGATCCCGCTCTGCCGGAACCCTGACGCTGTCGGCAGATGACACCGGCCTCCACTTCTCCGTGGAGATGAGGGACAACGCCATCAGCGAGGACAGGTGGCAGGCAGTGCAGCGCGGCGACGTGGTCGGAACCAGCTTCGGATTCATCACCGAGCGCGACGAATGGGACCATACCGCCAAGCCAGCGGTGCGCACGCTCAAGGAAGTCAGGCTCTTGGAGATATCCCCCGGCGTCGCTTTCCCCGCGTACCAGGGCGCCCAGTCCGGTGCCGCGTTCCGTTCCGTAGTCAACGAGCTCCGCTCCATGAAGGAGAAACCAGCAGAGGCTCCACCCGCTCCCGTTGCCGCGCCGCCTGAACAGGCACCCGGTACGGACCAGCGCGCCGAGGTCGATGCCTTGAAATATTCCCAGGAAGCCCAGATCGCGCTCATCAAGGCTCGATTCGGTCTTTAACCCCAGAGTGCCAACGTCGTGAGACGTAGGAGTATTTTTATGACCAGGAAAGAACTGCAGATCGACATGGAGGCCCGCGCGAAGCAGGCTGAAGCAATCCTCGGCGACCCCGCGAAGGCCGACGAGTTCAAGGGACTGACCGACAAGATCGGCGTCATCGGCGAGCAGATCAGGGCGATGGACAAGGCTGAGGCCGAAGTCCGCGCCGTCAAGGACGCCGAAGCCCGCGCGCCCAAGCCCGTCGTTACCGAAGACCGTGGCGGCTGGAAGGGTGCCGCGTCGCAGCTCATCAGCCTTGTGGATGGCAACATCCGCTCCGGCTCCCTGCACCTCGGTGACAGGGAAACGCGCGCCATCACCTCGAACGGCACCGGCATCAACACCGAGCCCGGCCTCGTCAAGGCGCTCGTCGACGGTGGCATGCTCCGCTCGAAGGTCAGCGTCTTCACCGGCAAGAACGCCCAGACCGTCGTTCCCGTGTTCAGCCCCCATCTGGCCCTGCCCGTCGGCTCCGTGCCTGGTGCTACCGGCACCGCTTCCGACGCAACCGCCGTACTGACCGGCAAGACCCTGACCCTCAAGCCGTGGTATGCAACCCTCCAGGTCAGCCGTGGCGCGCTCGTCTCTTCTGACGTCGGCTCGTACATGAACGGCATCATGGAGGAAGCCTTCGGCGGCGCAATCGACAAGGCGATCTGCGTAGGCGCAGGCTCAGGCTCCGACGCCCTCGGCGTGTTCATCGCCGATGCAGGCGGCGTGCCCACCAGCTCAGACATCGTGATGGCCTCCGGCACCGTAGCATCAGGCCCGCTCTGGGCTGACTTCCTCAACCTGGCAATGCAGATGCTTTCCCTCGGTGGAGACCGCGCAGGACTCGCCATCGTGGTACACCCTGCTGTGTTCAAGTACGCACTCGGGCAGGCCGCGTCCGGATTCGACGCCATGAAGATCGAGTACCTGACCAAGGGAACGATCCTCGGCATCCCGGTCATCCTGTCCAGCTACGCGCAGAGCGCCCTGACCAACGACTTCTATGTCGCGGTCGGCGGAAACTTCAAGCACTACGCGCTGGCCGTTGCCCAGGAACTCGTCATCGACGAGATCAAGACCGTAGGCTCGGACAACATCACCTTCCAGGCCTTCATGTACATGCAGGGAACCCCGCTGATCGGGTCCAGCTTCCGCAGGCTCCAGACCACGACATAAGCGCACGCCGCCGGAAGCATCGCCTCCGCTTCCGGCGGCATCACCAGCGAGGTGGAAAGGAGTTTTACATGGGCATAGTATTCAGGCCAATCGGCACCAAGGGCGGCGCGCTTGTCAGCGACTCAGACGACCCCCGCAAGGTATATGCAGGCTACGGCGATGGCGTCCGCGTCTGGTCGCTCAAGCCCGGGCTTCCGTGCGACGACACCACGCTCCGCCCCGACGAGTTCATCAATACCCTGACCGGCACCAGCCCGATCACGCGCGGCGTCGCGGCAGGGTATCCGCTCCTCGTGACCACGGGCGGCACCGACTACAACGGCGTGAACATGCAGCTTGCCGGAGAGTACGGCAAGCTCGCCGCAGGACAGGACGTATATGTACGCGGCAAGATCAAGCTGTCCGTTGACCTCCAGGCAGACCTGTTGTTCGGACTTGCCGAACTCAAAGCCGATCTGCTCAACACGACCGGCTCGCATGCCGTTACCTCAACCGTCGTAGCTGGCGTGTTCTTCCATCACGCCGCTCACGCATCGGACAAAACCATTTACGTCAAGGCGTACGCCTCCGGCGCGGTAGCGACCAGCATCGCAGTAGGAACCCTGGGAACCGACGACATCGACTACGCGCTCTGGTGGGATGGCGGGAAAGTCCACGCATACCTCAACGGAGTACAGGTCGCCGAGTTTGCCGGTACCCTCCCTGCCGGAGAGCTGACCCTGTCACTCAACGTCCGCACCGGCGCGGCCGCTGCCGTGACCGCCAGCATCGCCGAGATGAGCTTCGCAACAGCCGACTGACCAATCCGCCCGGCGGGGTTCGCCTTCGCTCCGCCGGGCATCTTGTAACCGAAGGCGGGAAAGGGTAATCAGTGGGATACGTCGACCTGGCCACATGGAAGAAGTACGCAAACAAGAAGGAAGAAGACGCCGCGGGCGAAGCCCTGTACCAGACCTTCCTCGACTCTGCGGAAAGCATCGTGGAAGATTACCTGTCGTACAGCCCTGACCTGCAGGCGTACACCCACACCATCGCAGGAAACGACGACACCGTCATCCAGCTCCGCGCGAAGCCGGTCACAGTACTGACGAGCGTCACCATAAATGGAGTCTCGCGCTCTGTCGCCGACTTCTCCCTCGAGGATGAATACCTTACGGACAAGACCGGCCAATGCTTTGCCGTAGGCTCGACCATCGTTGTTGCCTACACCGCCGGATACGCCACCGCGCCAGGCATCATCCAGCTCACCGTCATGCGCATCGCCTCGCTCCTGTCCATGGAGGCAGGGGAGAACATCGGCGTAACCTCGACCAGCTTCGACGGCGGCAATTCCCGCACGTTTATCAACTATACGAACTTCGCCAAGTACCTGGCAGCCATCTCCAACTACAGGGTGGTGCGGCTGTGATCCAGATAGACGCCAAAGTGGATGTACACGGCGCGGTAGACGCGCTCGTGGAGCTCGGCGTCGATGCCGGAAAGGCCGCTCGCGGAGTGCTCGGAGCCATTGCAAAGGCCGTGCAGAAACGCGTCCGCAACCGCATGGGCGCATACCTTGGCCACCACACCGGATGGCTCAAGCGCCACGTCTACCAGTTCCGCCGCTCGGAAGCCCACTACGTCGTGGCTGCCCCCCAGTACAAGGCAGAGATCCTGGAGACAGGCGGAACCATCAACACGAAAAAAAAGAAATACCTCACGTTCAAGGTCAACGGAGAATGGCGCAAGGCGAAGAGCGTCACCATCACACCTCGGCACTGGTTCTCGAACTCACTCAATGGATATGAAAATGAGCCTGAATATCAGCTAGCCATAGAGAAGGCCATCAACAAGATAACGGACAAATTCAACAGGGACCGGGGTGTGTCATGACGATAGACGACCTGGCCACCTACATCACAGCGAACATCAACACGCACATACCGACCTACGCGACGCCGTCTATGCCGCTTGCCGCACTGACAGCCGACCAGATATACACCCGCAACTACCAGCTCCCGGCGAAGAACTGCACCATCTTCCTCGACCCGCAGGACGAGACGGTGGAGCCCCTGACCATGGCCACATTCGCGTACCGGCTTCCGGTAGAAATAATCGTTTTCACCCAGGGCGAGACTGAAGCAAACCTCCGCGCTAAAGCGAGGGCATACACCTATGCAGTGCTCGACTGCATCGCCGCGCATCCCGACTTCATGACCGTTGAAGCCCGCACCGCGTTCGATGGCGTGGAAGGCAAGGACGACATCAAGGCCGCAAAAATTACGGCCATATTCATGTACGAGGAGGCCATTTAATGGCAACGAAAACAGTACGCATACGGCTACTTGGAAACGTCGGAGAGTACACCGTCGGCAAGGAATACGACGTGGACATAGATCGCGCCAACCAGCTCTCGGGCATGGGATCGGCAGTAATCGTCGAACAGGCGGCAGCGCCGGCGAAGGAGGACAAAGATGGCATTTAACACTGGAGCGGGGACGAAGGTCGCAATCGGCAAGGAAGGTGCAGGCTCCTGGGGAACCCCGGTAGCCGATACCCTGCTAATCAACTTCTCTTCGGAAAGCATGACGCCGGAACTGACCAAGACCGAGGAGGAGAACCTCCTGGCAGGATACGGTCCTTCCGCCTTCGACGTGATGGCGCTCAAGGCAGGCGGCGAAATCAGCGCCGTGCTCAAGCCGGAGAACGCCGGGTACCTCATGTACGCGGCCATGGGCGGCACCGATACCGTCACCGCCCCGTCAGGCCAGCAGATGCACAGCCTGGTCATGCAGACCGCGTCCGGGGCGCTCCGCAGCTTCACGATCTACGTTGACCGCAAGCAGGCCATCAAGCGGTACTCCGGCTGCAAGATGTCGAGCCTCAAAATCAGCGCCAAGGCCGGTGATTATGTCATGATTTCATCCAACTGGAAAGGCAAGGACGAGTCAACCGGAACCATCTCGACCAGCACGATCCCGAGCCTCAAGGCGTACAAGTTCATCGGAGCCACCGTCG